CGGCCGTAAGAACCCTTCGCATCGCGACCACCTGAAAGTAAAAGTTTGGACATTTACAGGCATGCAACCATCAATGACGGAGCGCCAGCGCGCCAAATACGACCTTCGATTAGGTCAATACAGCAGCATTAACGACCTGACGCCGGGCATGGAATCGATGATATACACCCTGGCATGTGTGGAGGTCGAAGAAGAGATGTTGCAGGAATTTGTGAACGACCATGGCACCTGCTATGACGTGCAGGGTGTGGGCGGTGACATCTACAGCCGGGCACGACCGCAATGGCAACAGTTGAAGGAAGCGCGCATGCGCAAACAGGCGCTGATTGCGAAGATTGAATCGACCACCCGCAGCCATGACCAGGAACAAGAAAGCGTCGAAGAATACTTCACCTGATTTCTACTTTGACCAGGCGGCCGCTGACCGGGCGGTGAACTTCATTGAAAAGTTCTGCAGCCATGTCAAAGGCGAACTGGGGGGCCGGCCTTTCATCCTGGAAGCCTGGCAAAAAGATGACATTATCCGGCCACTGTTTGGATGGAAGCGGCCCGATGGCCGGCGCAAGTACCGGACATGCTATGTCGAGATTCCGAGAAAGAACGGGAAATCGAACCTGTCGGCAGCCATCGCACTGTACATGCTGTTCAGTGATGGAGAACCTGGCGCCGAAGTGATTAGCGCAGCCGGCGACCGGCAGCAGGCGAACATCGTTTTTTCGGTGGCGCAGGAAATGATATACAATAGCGACGAACTGCGCCGGCGGTGCCGGGTGCTGCGCAATTCGGTCGAATACAAAAGTTCATTTTACAAAAGCATTTCGGCCGAGGCATCGACCAAACATGGATTCAATTGTCACGCGGTCATTTTTGACGAACTGCATACCCAGCCAAACCGTGATCTGTGGGATGTCCTGGTGACATCGACCGGTGCCAGGACCCAGCCGCTCATCATGGCTTTGACCACTGCCGGTCACGATCGTAATTCCATCTGTTGGGAAGTCCACGAATACGCACGGCAGGTGAAGGAAGGCAGCATCATCGACCCGACGTTTCTGCCGGTGCTGTACCATGCCGACCCAGCCGATGACTGGACACAAGAAGCCACCTGGCGCAAGGCAAACCCCGGCTTTGGCACCATCTGTAAGGCCGAATATTTTGAGCAGGAAGTGCAAAAGGCGCGCAACGTGCCGTCGTATTTGAACACCTTTCTGCGCCTGAATTTGAACATCTGGACCAGCGCCGAACATGCCTGGATACCCGACGACATCTTCATGCGCGGTGCCGACCCATTGCCGCCGGATGAGGTTCTGCAAACCCTGCCATGTTACGGCGGCCTTGACCTGGCATCGACCACCGACCTGACGGCCTTTGCCATGTTGTTTCGCGACGATGACGCAGATTGTTTTTACCTGAAAGTCCACCAGTTCGTCAACAGTGAAAAGGCCCAAAGCAAGAAACTGTCGGCCGGCATCGACTACATGCGATTTGCCGAAGACGGCCACATCACTATCATCGACGGCAACACCACCGATTTCCGCACGGTGAAAGAATACGTCACCAAGATGGCCGGCATCTATGACCTGCGGTCGGTGGGCTATGATCCGCGGTGGTCGGCCTACCTGGTCAGCGAACTGACGGCAGAGGACATCAACATGCGGCCCATGGCGCAGAACATCACGGTGATGAATGGCCCCACAAAAGAATTTGAAATGCAGATGATGCGCGGCAACATCGTGCATGGGGGCAATGAGGTGCTGCGCTGGCAGATGGGGTGCGCCGTAGTGTACACCGACGTCAACGAAAACAAGCGGGTGGTGAAGGAGCGGAGCGAAACGAAAAAGGTAGATGGCGTCATTGCCAGCATCATCGCCATGAATGAATACATGCACGAGCGAACCAACGGCAGCGACTACGAATTGTTAGGGGTTATTTCGCTGTGACTACATTTGGCCCATGGCCAATTTGTTTGCATTCCCATTTCGCCAAAAGCCAGCCGAGCAGCGCGCGCGCATCGGGAAGTTCGACAGCCAGACCATTGCCCAGGAAATGGGCATCAACTGGCGCCAGCATGTGACCGTCAGCGAAGGCGAAGCGTTGGGCCTTTCGACCGTGTATGCCTGCATCTACCGAATTGCCAGCACCTGCGCGTCACTGTCACTGAACATCTACCAGCGCGATGGGCAGCAAGTCACCCTGGCTGAAAGCCACCCGGCCTTTGACCTGGTGCGCTACCGGCCGAACGAATATCAAACGCCGTTCGAATTTTGGGAACTGCTGTATATCCAGGCGCTGATGTACGGTGTGGGCTATGCGCAGATCGAGCGCGACGCCAGCGCCAACCCGGTGGGCCTGCACATTCGCCACTTCCACGATGTGGAAGCGAAGGTGGCTGGCGGTGAACTGATTTACCAGGTGCGCAACGTCGGGGTGGTGCGGCCGGAAAACATGTTGGAACTGCCGAACATGGGCCGCAAATCGCCACTGCGGGTGCATGCCGATAATCTCGGCCTGGCCAAAGCAGTGCAGGATTACGGCGCCGACTACTTTGCCAACGGTGCCAAACCCACCGGCATTCTGACGGCCAAATCGCCGATGAAGAAAGAGCAGACCGAAGTGGTCGCGCAGACCTGGAAGGAAGGCGGTGGCGGTGTCAAATTCATTCCTTATGACATCACGTATTCGGCCATCACCATTCCGCCGGATGAGGCCCAGTTCGTGGAAACCCGGAAGTTCCAGGCCGAAGAAATTTGCCGCATTTATTCGGTGCCGCCTGACCTGGTGCAACTGCCGGGCAAAAGCACGTTCAATAATGTCGAACAACAGCACATCCAATTTGCCCGGCACACCATCACGCCATGGGCGCTGCGCCTGTCGCAAGAGGTGGACAGGAAACTGATTCAGAAATTCCAACGGCCGCAGATCTACAGCCGGCACGATATGACCGACCTGTACCGTGGCGACATGGCAGCGCGGTCAAATTTCTACCAGCAACTGCTGAATGCCGGTGTGTTATCCATCAATGAGGTGCGCGCCAAAGAAGATCTAAACCCTGTAGATGGCGGCGACATGCACCGTGTTCAGGTCAATCAAATCGCACTGTCGCAGTTCGAAAATTACAGCACGAAACTATCAACCAATGAATCACCAGTTTGACGAAGAACTGCGCGCAGCATACGGCGACGCGGTCGAATCGCGCACCAGCGAAGTGCGCGCGGAAGGCGATGCGTCGCTACGCATTGCAGGATATGCGGCCCTATTTGACAAAAGAACCGACCTGGGGTGGTTCAAAGAATCCATCGCGGTGGGCGCCTTTGACGATGTCATGGGCGACGATGTGCGTTTGCTGATTAACCACACCGGGGTGCCACTGGCGCGAACCAAAAACGGCACCTTGAAATTGACGGTGGATGAAAAGGGCCTGAAGTACGAAGCCGACCTTGCAGATACCCAGGAAGGCCGCGACCTGTACACCCTGGTGCAGCGCGGAGACATCAGCCAGTCATCGTTCGCATTCACCATTCGGGAGGAATCCTGGGATGTCAAAACGAACCACCGCACCATCCTGAAGATGGAAAGGCTGCTGGATGTTTCGCCAGTCACTTTTGCGGCCTATCCAACGACCACCGTGAAGGCGCGGTCGATGGCGCAGGCGCAAGAAGAACAGCCCACCGAACTCGAGCCAGCACCGGCACCCGAGCCGGCTAAAGTGGAAAAAAACGAAGTCCGTACATTTGACCCAATCAATACGAAAAACATGAACTTGAACGATTTGAAAGCACTGCGCGCGAAGCACTATGAAGAGCATGTCGCGCTGGTAGAAGGCCCGGAAAAAGAAGGCCGGACGATGACGCAGGCGGAGGAGCAGCGCGCTGAATGGCTGGTGGCTGAAGTGGCCAACCTAGACAAGCGCATCAAGCACCGCGCCGATCACGAAGCGATGGTGGCGCGGATGGCCCACAATGGCCATACCAGCCACAGCGAGCAGCGCGAAATCGAGCGCGTCAACGGGGCATTCAGCCTTTCGCGCGCGGTGATGCAAATTGCCAACGGCCGTTCGTTGGAAGGCGCCGAATTGGAATGGGCGCAGGAAGCCCAGCGGGAGATGCGCGCGCAGGGATTGCAGGCCACCGGCCAAATTGCCATTCCCACCAAAGCGTTGTTCCGGGCAGGTGCTGCCGATAATTTCCAGGCAGAAAGCGGTGATGGATCTGGATTTGTTCCCACGAACGTACCGGGTGCCATTGCAGCACTTCGCGCACCATCTATCATTGAATCTTTGGGCACCACGACCATCAGCGGTGCCACTGGTTCGCTGAAGTTTCCGCGCGTTTCCGTCAACGCTGCTGCGACGATGGAAGGCGAAGTGGATGCCAACGCGGCATCGGGCATGGAGATGGACGAATTGACGCTGGTTCCACAGCGCGCATCGGCCAAGACCACTTACAGCAAACAACTGCTTTTGCAGGGAGGTGCCCAGGTCGATTTGGTGATTGCCCAGGAACTGCAGGCGGCCATCAACGCGAAAATTGACATCGAGGCAT